GCATCAACCATGGGCACCATGATGATGTCGCCCGTTTCGTGTTCTATGGTTCGCTCGGGGTCTCTTCCAGGCGTTTGAATCGGGACAACAGTTTGAAGAGGGTCACCGGCTCGCAATGCCCCGGCCCGGGCAGGGGCTGCTGCTGTCCGCCTCGGGTCATACATCGGCCCAATTCCGTAAAGCAGCCAGTCAGCTGAAACGCCGTACTTATAGCTAATGGCTATAATCCAGTCCGAAGGTACTCTCCCCTTCTTTTTTGCTTTGGCGACAGAGGCCTGGGTAATGCCCAGGGCTATGCCTAACGCCGTGTCTGTAGCCGCGCTGCAGGCGAGTTTCAGCCGTTCAAACCAGCCATCATTGCTTGCTTGTTCAGCAGGATAACTTGCGCCCAAAGGAGCAACGTCGGCTTCGGCGGCAGTATCGGGCGTTTTCTTTGTGTCCACGATTGGTTAGCCTGTGGCTATTGGTTTGCGCTCAGAAAAATAACCTGCAACCATGTTTTGAGCTTGACGACGATAACCAGCGGCTATAAATAGGGGCCGTTGGCTGTAAACAACTTGGCATTGTTGGTTATGTCTAACCGCCTGTTAGCCCCAGGTCAACGTCCATGGGCGATTCACGTTTGGACGCAGAACTTCAGCGACGGTGGATCATGCGGCAATTAAACCTCTTTGAGGACGACACAAATTCGCTCGCCGGGGTGCTTGCCTCCATCAGGGCCGCAATGAACCGATCGGTGGGCGGTACTGACGAGGGCCGAAAGCTGTTCGTTGACCGCATCAACGATATCGCCAGCGCCGCCAACATCCGCCTCACGTCTGGAAACACCAAGCTCATCAGCAAGGACACCTTGGACAAGTGGCTGTCCCCTTCTGACCGGGACCATCCGCCGTCGATTCTTGCGGTGTTGGTTCTCTGTGCAGCTACGAAGGACTCCGACCCGCTGCGGGCGATGCTGCGTCCTCTTGGCCTTGAAGTGATGACACCCGAGGACCGCCGCCTGCGCGATTACGGCCGGGCCTGNNTTACGGCCGGGCCTGCATTGAGAGCAAAGCCAAAGCCAAGGCCAAGCGGCGTCTTGAAGATGAAATTCTGGAGGGTTTGAAATGAGAGTGCGTGCAGGAAAGAACCGCCAAGCGTGGCGTATCCGCGAGTTCCTTTCCGAAAAGGGTCTGACCATGGCTGACGTGGGCAGAACGGTTGGGGCGAGCAACTACCTCATGAGCGAGACCGTGCGCGGTATCCGCAACAATCGAAAGATTCTCGCCTACCTGCGCGACCTCGGCTGCCCCGCCAGATTCCTGNNCCGGAAGACTTGAAGAGCCAGGACGCTGCGTAATGGTCGCCAAGGACGCATATACGGCGTCTGAACTGGCCGAACTGCTTGGAGTGAGCCGCCAGGCGGCGGATGCGAGGAGCAAACGCGAAGCCTGGGGCTCCCGCCCGCGCCAGGGCCGGGGCGGCGGCAAGGAGTGGCTTGTCGCCTCCATGCCCTCCTCCACCCGGGACGCCATTGCGGCGGCCATGCTGGCGGCTGGTCCGCAGGAAGCCGCCCCGGCTCTGCCTGAATCCAGCACCCCGTCCATATCGCCCTTGGCAAAGCTGACCGATCACCAGCGCGAAACGGCCCTGGCGCGCCTGGCCTTCGTTCGGGAGATTGAACGCGCCGCCGCCGTGGTGGGCAAGGAGAAGGCCATCAAGGCGCTCCTCGCTGCGGCCGCAGACGGCACCCTTCCCCCGCGTCTCGCCTCGCTGATCCCCGTGGCCAATGACCGCTTCGGTAACGGCGAGAAGCGCTCCATCGGGCTTTCGCGCCGCCGCCTGTACGACTGGTGCGCCAAGTTCGCCGCCGACGGCGAACGGGGCCTCGCACCTGCCCATATCGGCAGGGATATGCGCGTCCCGGCCTGGGCTCCGGCATTCCTCGCTATTTGGCAGCAGCCGCAGAAGCCCAGCATTGCCGATGCCTACCGCCGTTTCGAGCAGGAACACCCGGGCAAAGCGCCCTCCATCTTTGCCGTGCGCCGCTGGCTGGAGAAGATGGCCATGCCTGACCGCGAGGCCGGGCGCGTCACGGGCAACGCCCTGCTGCACCTGCGCCCCTACAAGCTGCGCCGCACCGACGAACTGTGGCCCACGGACGTCTACACGGCGGATGGCACCACGTTTGACGCCGAAATCCAGCACCCCCTGCACGGCCAGCCCTGGAAGCCCGAAATCACGCTGGTTATCGACGTGGCCACGCGCCGCTGCGTGGGCCTGGCCATTGGCGAGGCCGAAAGCGCCTTCACCGTGCTGGACGCCCTGCGCGTGGCCTGCCTGTGGGGCGGCATTCCCTGCATGCTCTACGTGGACAACGGCCCGGGCTACAAAAACGCCATGATGGCCTCCGAGGCCTGCGGCATGCTGGCCCGTTTGGACATCGAAATGCGCAACTCCATCCCCGGCCGCCCCCAGGGCAAGGGTTTGATGGAGCGCGCGGTGCAAAGCATCTGCGTTGCGGCTGCCAAACGTCTGCCATCCTGCATGCACGCCGACATGGATGGCGATGCGGGCAAGAAGGTGTTCAAGATCACCCGGGCCGAGCTGAAAGCCCACGGCAAGTCCCGCCTGCTCCCAACTTTCGAGGAATTCAAGGCCACCATCCTGGCCAGGGTGGACGAATACAACGCCAGCCCTCACCGGGCGCTGCCCCGTGTGGAGGATGCCGCCACAGGCAAACGGCGGCACATGAGCCCGGACGAATACTGGGGGAGCTTCGCCCCGCGCGGGTTCGCGCCCATGCCGTTGCCGGAGGCCTTGCATGCCGAGCTATTCATGCCTGCCATTCCCCGCAAGGTGCGCAACGGCATGGTGCAGCTGTTCAACGCCAACTACTACGCCGACGCCCTGGCCGATTTCCACGGCGACCACGTGGAGGTGCGCTACGACATCTGGGATTCCTCCCGCGTCTACTGCTGGACCACCCAAGGCGAGAAGATTTGTACTGCCGAACTTGATGGCAACGCCATGGACTACTTCCCCATGCCGCAGATCGAAGCGGCCCGGGAGCGCCGGGCCAAGGGCAAGATCGCCCGCCTGGTGGAGAAGATAGAGCGCGTGGCCCCCGGCGCTACTGTGCAGCTGCCCGAAGCGGCCCCCACCTACACCATAATGGCCGACTCCATCACCAGGCCGGAGCCTATCGTCACGGCCCCGCTGGAGCCCGTGCCGCTCGACGAACCCTCCATCCTCACCCAGCCCCAGGCCAGGCGTCCCGTCTTCACCTGCATGCAGGACCGCTATGGCTGGCTCATGCTCAACCAGGACAGGTGGACGGAAGCGGATCACAGCTGGATGGACCGTTACGTCAGCAGTGACGACTACGCCAACCTGCACACCTATTTCGAGGCCCGCTGCATCGCATGGCCTGGATATGTTCCAACTGCCTACAATCACAGGGGTAAGTAATGCGCAAACAGTTCGTAGCGACAGAGAATTACAGCCGTTTCACGGCTGGCATCCAGGCCGTGGAACAGCGCGGCGCGGCCGAGGCGGGCATGATGCTCGTGCATGGCGCGCCCGGCTTCGGCAAAAGCCACATCGTGGGCCATTGGGCGATCGAATCCAGGGCCGTGTTTCTGCGCGCCAACGTGGACTGGACCCCAAAATACTTCCTGGTGGAACTGGCCAAGACGTTGCGGGTGGACCCCTCGGGCACGGCGCAGCAGCTGTTCTCTCGCCTTCTGGAGCGCGTGGTGGCGGCCCAGACGCCCATCGTGATCGATGAGGCGGAATTCACCCTGCACAACGGGGCCGCCGCCCTGGAAAAGGTCCGCGACCTCTCGGACCGGGCCGAGGTGACCGTGGTGCTGATCGGCATGGAGCGCATCCAGCAGTCCATCGCCCGGCACAAGCAGATCGCCAGCCGCATCGCCCAGGTGGTGGAATTCGCGGCCTCCAGCCTGGCTGACACCGAGCAGGCGTGCAGGCAGCTGGCTGAGGTGTCCATGTCGCCCGCCCTGATGGCCGAGGTGCATCGCATCTCCGGCGGCAGGATGCGCGAGGTGCTGAACGTGATCGCCGCTGTGGAGCGCATCGCGGCCATCAACGGGCAGAGCGACGTGGACGTGGCCGACCTGGGCGGCGCGGCTCTGGCCTTCGACTGGCAAACCCGCACCCCCAAGAGCGTGCGGCAAGCACGGGGGCGTTAGATGACCTGGAACGGACTCACGATTCTGACGGCCCTGGCGAACGGGCCGCGCCTGACGCGCCAGATCGCGGCAGTCATGGGCGCCTCATCCAACAGCGTTAGGGATTGCTTGCGTAGCCTTCGCCAGCGGGGCCTGCTGACCACTACCGAAGGAAACCACCAGATCACCGAAGCGGGCCGTGTTGCCCTGGTCTCCGGGCGTCCACTCACCAGCGGTCCTTGCGACGGAGCCGCGACGGCCCGCAAGAGCGACAACCTACGGGCCAGGGCCTGGCGCGCCATGCAGATAATGGAGGGCTTCGGCCTGGGCGACCTGCTGGGCATGCTTTGCGACGGCTCCGAGGGTGACGCGGAGAACAATCTGGACAGCTACCTGCTGGCGCTCGAAGCGGCTGGCTTTCTGACGCCCATGCGCCCGGATGCCAACGGCAAGCCCCGTTGGCGGCTGAAACGCGACAAGGCCGGGCCGGAGGCCCCGGCCTGGAACAAGAAGACCCGCGTGCTGCGGGACCACAACACCGGGAAGGCGTTCAGCATCCCCCGCAAGCGGGAGGCCCGCCATGCCGCGTGACTGGCTCGAACTGCTCCGGGAGGAGGCCGCTGTCACTTCCGTGACCGCAGCCGCCGCCCGGCTGGGCTACTCCCGCCCGGCAATCAGCCTGGCTCTTAGCGGCAAGTACCCCGGCAAGACGGACAAGCTGGCCGCCCGCGTGCTGGAGGTGCTGGGCAGCTCCCATTGCCCGCACCTGGGCCGCCCGGTGAGCGCCCAGGAGTGCGCCGGAAACTCCGGCACCATGCCCACGTCCAGCCCTGCGGCCCTGCGCCTGTGGCGGGCCTGCCAGGGCTGCCCCCATAAACCCGAAACCGACCGGAGGCCCGCATGACCATGCTTCGCCTGCGCGCTGTCCAGCTCGTGCTGGTGGCGCTGATCCTGGCCGCTCCCGCCGTGTGCCGCAGGGAGATTGAGAGCTGTTTCAACCGCCTGGACGAAGAGGCCAAGCGCCTGGAGCGTGCGGGCACCACCCTCAAGGAGGAAATGTAGCATGACCCAGAATCCCAACATCCCCGAAGGCTTCATGCAGGACGCTCAGGGGCGCTTGATCCCCTTGCGCATGGTCAAGGACGTGGACAAGGCGCGCCACGACCTTGTGCTTGAGATCGTGAGCAAAGCGCAGGCGCTGCAAGCGTCCATGGGTGTTTTCCTTGGCGACGCCATGGCCGACGTGGCCGCCTTCTGCCAGCTCTCCGCAGAGCAGTACGGGGCCAAGATCGGCGGCGATAAAGGCAACCTGACCCTGGTGTCTTTCGATGGCCGCTTCAAGGTGCAGCGCCAGGTGAGCGAGACGNNCTTCAAGGTGCAGCGCCAGGTGAGCGAGACGCTGGTGTTCGACGAACGGCTCCAGGCGGCCAAGGCGCTGATCGATGAATGCATCACCGAATGGACCGAAGGCAGCCGCGACGAACTCAAGGCGCTGATCAACGACGCCTTCCAGGTGGACAAGGAGGGCCGGATCAACACCGGGCGCGTGCTGGGCCTGCGGCGGCTGAACATCGGCGACCAGCGCTGGCTCCAGGCCATGCAGGCGGTGTCCGACAGCCTGCGGGTGGCCGGGAGCAAGACGTACCTGCGCGTGTACGAACGCCGCGAGGACGGCAAGTACATGCCCATCGCCCTGGATTTGGCGGCGTTGTGATCCCGCGAAACCGCCCTGCGGGGCGGTCGCCGGGGCGTGGCGGCCCCGGCCTGACGAGCAGCCATAGTGTTAATCAAACTTTTGAATACGAGTTAAGAACTGTGGAATCTTTCTAACAGTAAACAAGATAAACAGTGAAATACATGATATCGCTATCAATTTACTGCTTCGTGGCAACTCAAGCTTTAAATTCAACGAGCAAAGCTGCGCAGCAAACAACCACATCTGGATTAATATATTCGTTTTAAATATGGCAGTAGCATCGCGCCTCCCTGGTCGTAAAGACGAGAAATTGGGAAACACCATGTCAACAAAAGTTGGATCTATCAGAATTGCCCACAGATTTGCCGCATACTCAGCTTCGTACGCATGCATATACATTTTTTTGAGAGCTACAAT